GTAAGGAGTAATTCAAAATGGCAATTTCTCGTGCCCAACTACTGAAGGAACTCCTGCCCGGCCTGAACGCGCTGTTTGGTCTGGAGTACGCCCGCTACGGCGAAGAACACAAAGAGATCTACGAAACGGAGACCTCTGAGCGTTCGTTTGAAGAAGAGACGAAACTCTCTGGCTTCAGCGCCGCACCCGTCAAGCCGGAAGGCCAAGCCATCGCGTATGACAATGCGCAGGAAGCCTGGACTGCCCGCTACAACCACGAAACCATCGCCATGGGTTTCTCGATCACCGAAGAGGCGATCGAGGACAACCTGTACGACTCCCTGTCGTCCCGGTACACCAAGGCTCTGGCTCGTGCGATGGCCTACACCAAGCAGGTCAAGGCTGCTGCTGTTCTGAACAACGGTTTCAACTCCGCCGTGACCTACGGCGACGGTGTGAGCCTGTTCTCGACCGCGCACCCCCTGATCTCTGGTGGCAGCAACAGCAACCGCCCCACGGTGGCTGCTGACCTGAATGAAACGTCTCTTGAGAACGCCGTCATTCAGATCGCTGGTTGGACGGATGAACGCGGTCTGCTGATCGCTGCCAAGCCCCGGAAACTGATTGTTCCCCCGGCTCTGATGTTCGTGGCAACCCGCCTGCTCGAAACCGAGTTGCGCGTGGCTACCGCCGACAACGACATCAACGCCCTGAAGAACAACGGTTCGATCCCCGAGGGTTACACCGTTAACCACTTCTTGACCGACACGAACGCGTGGTTCCTGACCACGGACGTGCCCAACGGCCTGAAGCACTTTGTCCGTACCCCGATGTCTACGTCCATGGATGGAGACTTCGACACCGGCAACGTGCGCTACAAGGCCCGCGAGCGCTACAGCTTCGGCGTCTCGGATCCGCTCGGCATCTTCGGAAGCCCCGGCGCTTAAGGGGAAACCCTCAGAAAACGGCCCTTCGGGGCCGTTTTTTGTTGCCCGATTCATGTTACAGTGGTTTCCTGTTTCTAAGTCTCAGGAGCCCACATGGACACCGCCAACCTACCCAAGACCCGCGCCGAAGCCAAGGCGATTGGAGCCACCCACTACTTCACCGGAGAGCCGTGCAAGCATGGCCACATCGCCCCGCGCAAGACCAAGGGAGCCTGCGTCGAATGCCTGAAAGTAGAGTGGCAGCAGTCCGCAGACAAGCGAGCCGACTACTTTCGCCAGTACAACCAACGCGAAGATGTCAGAGAACGTAAGCACGAGTGGTATCAGGACAACCGCGACCAAGTAATCGCCGCTGCGTCCACCCGCCCTGCGCATGTCAAGCGGGAGTATCAAGAAGCCTGGAAGGAGCGCAATTTACTCTGGGTGCGGGCGGATACCAAAGCGCGGCGACGGAAGCATCGTTGTGCCACTCCGCCTTGGTTGACCCAGCGGCAGAAAGCGGAAACCCGGGAGTTGTACAAAGTAGCGATCACCATGAGCAAGACAACGGGAGAGCAGTACGTGGTAGACCACATTTACCCCCTGCGGTCTGAAGTTGTGTGCGGGCTGCACGTGCCTTGGAATCTGCGGGTCATTACGCAGCAGGAAAACTTGGGGAAGTCCAACGCACTTCCTGACGATAGTTTTGCTCTTGCCTTCCCACCCAAGCCGTGATACAACATCGTCAGTCCCAAGATCTCCAACTGCTTGCTGACCGGCTTGGCGGACTGACCTCACAGACAGCAAGCGCAAAATGAGGAGCCTTCAATGGCACGCACTACCTTCTCCGGCCCGGTTGCATCTGACAATGGTTTCATTGGCGATGTTACGGGCAACGTCACGGGCAACGTCACGGGCAACGTGACCGGCACTACCACCGGCATGCCTGTTCTCACGGCTTACACCACGACCACTCTGCCTCCTGTTGTGGTTGGTGGCTTGATCTATGTGTCCAACGCCAACACCAATGCAGGCACGGTTTGCTTTGGCAAGGGCTCCAGTTGGATTGACATCAAGACTGGTCTGGCGGTTGTCGCTTAATAGGAGCGCATCACCATGATGCAAACCGACGTTAAATCGGGCACAGCCGGTGCCGGTGCAAGTACAGAGGTTACGACCTTCCGTACTCGCATCAAGGCGCTCGCACTGACCTATACCTCTGCCGCCGGGAACATCTCGATCACGGACGGTAACGGTGGGGCCACGCTGTTCTCGTTTACACCGGCTGCTGTCGCAGGGTCGCTGTACATGCTGTTTCCGGGCGAGGGCATCCTTGCTCAGACCGGCGTCTATGTGACCAACGGCACCGGCACCGCTGCTACGGTGTTCTATGGCTAAGTCTCCGGCATGGCAGCGCAAGGAAGGCAAGTCGGAGAGTGGCGGACTGAACGCCAAAGGCCGCGCCTCCTACAACCGCGCCAATCCTGGGAAACCGGGTCTGAAGGCTCCTCAACCGGAGGGCGGACCTCGGCGCGACTCCTTCTGTGCTCGGATGAAGGGCATGAAGAAGAAGTTGACGAGCGCCAAGACCGCCAATGACCCAGACAGCCGGATCAACAAATCCTTGAGAGCGTGGAACTGTTGACATGCCAAGCACAAGCGGTAAGCAGCACAGGTTCATGGCGGCGGTGGCGTCAAACCCCAAGTTCGCCAAGAAGGTAGGTGTCCCTCAGTCCGTGGGGGACGAATTCATCCAGGCCGACAAGGGCCGCAAATTTCCAAGCAAGGAGTCTGAAATGAAGGCAAAGAAGATGGCTATGGGCGGTGGCCCGCTGATGAGCAAGGGCATGACCACTGCCAAGATGGGCGCCGTGAAGACCGCTGCCCCCAGCCGTGATGGCGTTGCCGTCAAGGGCAAGACCAAGGGCACGATGATCAAGATGGCCGGATCTGCCAAGGGCATGAAGAGCGGCGGGAAGTGCTGACATGATGCCCAGTCGCGGGATGGGGGCCATGCTCCCATCCAAGATGCCCAAGGGCGAGCGAAAGGCTCGCCGCGACGATACCGACTTCACGCAGTACGCGGAAGGCGGCGAGGTGAAGTCCAAGGTCAACGAGGCCGGGAACTACACCAAGCCGGGTATGCGCAAGTCTCTCTTTGAGAAGATCAAGGGACAGGCTACGCAGGGCACTGCGGCAGGGCAGTGGAGCGCGAGAAAAGCGCAGTTGCTTGCCAAGCAGTACAAGGCCAAGGGCGGCGGGTACCGTGACTAAGAAGCCGCAGCAGTCGTTGAAGGACTGGACTGCCCAGAAATGGAGGACGAAGAGTGGTAAACGATCTTCTGACACGGGTGAAAGGTATCTTCCAGAGGCTGCGATCAAGAGTCTTTCCCCCCAAGAGTACGCCGCCTCAACCCGAGCAAAGCGAGCAGGCAAAGCCTCCGGCAAGCAGTTCGTAGCCCAACCCAAGGCCATCGCTAAGAAAACCGCGAGATTCAGATGACCACTTCCGGCACCGCATCGTTCAACCTCGATCTGACGGAGATCGTGGAGGAAGCCTTCGAGCGTTGCGGGGCTGAACTGCGCACTGGCTATGACCTGCGCACGGCGCGGCGTAGCCTGAACCTCATGTTTGCCGACTGGGCCAACCGGGGCGTGAACATGTGGACGTTCGAACAAGGAACGATCCAACTGGTCCAGGGCCAAAACACCTATGCGCTGCCGGACGACACGGTGGACCTGCTTGAGCACGTCATCCGCACGGGGGCCAACAGCAGCACCAATCAGTCAGATCTGACCATCACCCGGATCAGCGTCTCGACGTATGCGACGATCCCAAACAAACTGCAACAGGCCCGTCCCATTCAGGTGTGGATCCAACGGCTGAACGCGCAGACTTCGCCCACTGGATATACGCTGCCCGCGCTCATCAACAGTTCTACCACCACGATTACGCTGAGTTCGACCGTTGATCTTCCGGCCAACGGATTTATCCTGCTTGACAGCGAACTGATCTATTACGGCTACATCAGCGGCAACACGCTTTACAACTGCGCCCGTGGGCAGCAGAACACGACGGCGGCGTCTCACGCAGCCAGTACCGCTGTCTATATCAAGCAGGTCCCGGCCATCACGGTGTGGCCTACCCCGGACAACACGCAGACTTATACCTTCGTGTACTGGCGCCTGCGCCGCACGCAAGACGCTGGAGAAGGCGTCAATGTCATGGATGTGCCGTTCCGGTTCATCCCGTGCATGGTGGCAGGCTTGGCCTACTACATGAGCATGAAGATCCCCAGGGCTCTGGAGCGCATGGACACGCTCAAGGCACAGTACGAAGAGGCTTGGCAGTTGGCCGCAGACGAAGACCGCGAGAAGGCAGCGATCCGGTTTGTGCCCCGGCAGATGTTTATTGGCGGAGGGTATACCTAAATGGGTAACCGGTTCGCCTCTGGCAAGTACAGCATCGCCATGTGCGATCGCTGTGGCCAGCAGTTCAAACTCAAGATTCTGCGCAAAGAGATCATCAAGACAAAGATCTACGATCTCTTGGTTTGCCAGGAGTGCTGGGATCCCGACCATCCGCAGTTGCTGCTGGGCATGTACCCGGTGGATGACCCCCAGGCGGTACGTAACCCTCGCAAGGACAATACGTATGTCACGGCAGGCGTCAACGGATTGGAGTTGGACCCCAACTCGACTTTTGCAGGTTTTCCGACCGGCGGCTCCCGGGATATTCAGTGGGGTTGGAATCCGGTTGGGGGTGCGCGTGCAAATGATGCAGGGCTGACGCCAAACTACTTGGTGGCGACCACCTCTGTTGGTACAGTAACCATCCAAACGACGTAAGGAGTCGATCATGGACAAGAAAGATCTGGCACAGGACAAGAAGACAGCGGCGTCCGCAGTGCACAAGCATGAGAAAGCCATGCACCCTGGCAAACCCATGACGAAGTTTGCCAAGGGGGGCAAGACCAACCTTCAGATGAAGCAGTTGGGTCGTGGTCTGGCAAAGGTTGCCAACCAGAAGAAGTCGTCGTTCACCTACAAGAAAGGTGGCTGATATGGCAAAGTTCAGTAAGAAAGTTGGCGGCAAGGAAGTGGGTTCCGCTTCCGTGTACGCCGAGCCCCATACTATGAAGGGCGGCAAGGTTGCCCTGGGTAACGGTACTCAGGCAGAGCCCACGCGGGCTAATCGCGTGAACATGTCCGTGGGCAACATCGACCGTGACGGATACGACCCCGCTCCCAAGACCTCGGGCATCAAGATCCGTGGAACTGGCTGCGCGACTAAGGGCACGATGGCGCGAGGCCCGATGGCCTGAGCGTGAGGCGTAGATGAACTACACCGAGTTGAAGACCAACATCGCAGACATCTGCGAGAACACGTTCACTGAGGACGAGTATGCGCTGTTCACCAAGCAGGCTGAGCAGCGCATCTACAACACGGTTCAACTCGCTAATCTTCGCCGGAACGTAACCGGTACGCTGACTTCGGGTAACAAGTACCTTCAGGCCCCATCCGATTTCTTGTCGGTGTACTCCCTGGCCATCGTCAAAGCCAATGGAGAATACGAATACTTGCTGAACAAAGATGTGAACTTTATTCGGCAGGCATATCCAAATCCGGCTACTACGGGGGTCCCCAAGCACTACGCCATCTTTGGCCCCCGGTCAGACAATGTGAATGAGTTGTCTTTCATTCTGGGCCCGACCCCCAATGCAGGACTGACCGCCGAACTTCATTATTACTACTACCCGGTGTCGATGGCGGATACGGCGCTGAACCCGACCGGCACTACGTGGTTGGGTGATAACTTTGACTCTGTACTGCTAAATGCTGCCCTGGTCGAAGCCATCCGGTTCATGAAGGGCGAGCCAGACATGGTGCAGTTCTATGAGCGCATGTACGCGCAGTCGATTGCGCTGCTCAAGAATCTGGGCGACGGTAAGCAACGCATGGATGCGTACCGCGACGGCCAACTGCGCATTGAGGTCAACTGATGACTTCGATCGTTCAAACGCAGACCACCTCCTTCAAGAAGGAGTTGTATCAGGGCATCCACGATCTCACGACGGATGTCCTGAAGATTG